CTATCGATAGTTATTCCACCTAGAGTTCCACTATCAATGTCTTCTCCATCTTGATAAGGTGTAAAGTTTAATTGATTAGTAGTAATACTGTTTGTAGTTATATTTCCACCATCAATAGTTGTAGATCCTGAGTTTACATCACTTGCTGCACCACCAACTTGAATAAAACTAGTATCTAATAAAGAAGCACTTAAAGTTCCTGTTGTAATATCACTAGCGTTTAGTGATCCTCTTATAGTTGCATTTTGAAACTCAGCGCTACCATCAGAATTTATAGCCCAACCTGCTGATCCTGTTGAATAATTAGATGACTTTATAATAGAGTCATTACCAGTATCGCCACTAGCGTCAAGAATTATTGTCTGTCCTGATATTGTACCTGCGGTGACTTTACCTGCTGAAACATCAGCAACTTTTAAATCTGTTATTGCTGCATTAGCTATAAGTGCATTTGTGACAGCTAGGTTTGCAATATTTTGTGAATCAACTAAATCTGCACTACCGCTTTGTTCGTCAGAGGGTTCAGACTCATTACCAGAACTATCAACTGCTGTCACTCTAAAGTAATGAGTATCTGCATTATCTAGATCTATGTAGCCAACAGCAGCAATACTATTTTGTATATGTGCAGATGTTGCAACTAACTCACCAATTTTAAAACCTGTTTGTGTGACTTTTTTTGTTGTTGAGTTATATTCAAGATCAAAACCAGTAGTGGTTGAAGCATATATATTTAAATGGCTAATATCTTTTGCAAGTGTAAAGTTTACAACTGGACTTACTGCATTACCATTGCTATCTTTTGCTTGTCCTAAGTTATGTACAAATTGAACTCTAAGTGGATTTGAGGCAATAGTTGCAAATCCGTCTGGTTTGTTTGGTGCGCCTGAATCAGCAGGGGTTTGTATTGAACTAACTGTTGAGTATGCACTGTCAAAACCTGCTAGGTCAACTGCTTGAACACCTATCTCATAATAAGTATTAGGTGAAAGATCATAAATAATAAATTCTCTTGTATCAAACTCAACGCTTGAATATACATATTGAGTAGCTTGATTGTCGTTAGTGTCAATAATATTATTACCGTCACTATCTTGTACTACACGCCATCTAATTCTGTAATAATCACCGTCAGTAATTGTAGAACCATCAGTGTTGGTGGGTTGATTCCAAGTGACTTTTACAAATGCTTTAGAAATACCATTACCGTCTGAGTAAACACCAGCAATAGTATCTATACCATTATTACCATTAGAGTCAACAGGTTGATCTGGAATAGACTTATCTGGGGAACCTGTTTGGTCAACAGTATAACCACTCATTCCCAAACTCTCGCCAATAGTAGGTGCAACATCGCCAATTTCTAATTGGACATCTCCACTTTCCCAAAGTACATAATCAGTAAGTTCTGTATAGTTTCCGTCTTTATCTCTGTAAAAAACACCATAACCCTGTTTCACAGGCCAAGTCACACCTAATATTCTTATCTTTGACGGATTAAGTATTTGTCCCTGATAAACAGTTTCGTGTAATGAAGATCTCCCATCTTCTATTCTGTCTGCTTCTGTATCTACAAAACCTATATCAGGATCAAAAATAAAAATTTTATCGCCGACTGTAAAGTCTCCAGATATGTCATACTCCTCTAAAGAAACATTTAAAGTTTTCTTTAGTTCGTTCATTTCATTTAAGTATGAAGTAGCCCTAGTGGTTTTGTTTTCACTTGTAGTTTGTGGATCTGAAACATACTGGGTTCTTGATAAAGCTGATCCAAATAAATCTTTGTATGGATTACTACTTACAGTTGCTTGTCCAATATTTGCTTCTGCACCATACTTATTAGCTATTAACTCTACTGATTTTACAAACTCACTAGCGTCATATTGAGCGACTAAAGTTGTTGTGTTAATACCAGAAATATTAGGATCGTCACCACTTTGTCCTCTAACAATAATTGTTGAAGGATCGCTTGTGTGTCCAGAAAATATAGCGCCTACCGGTCCAGCGTCAATGAAACCTTTATTATCTACTTTAAATTCAACATTTAAATCTTGACATACATACTTAATTGCTTTTATTGCTGATTCTGCATAATGTTTACCAGTATATTTTTTGCTGTCAGTTGGCTCTGTTATAGTACCTTTTCTAATAGGTCCCTGTCCACCAGATTCGTCCCTTAATAATCCTCTTGGTGTTCCTGTAAAATCTAATGTGTCCTCTAATGTTTTATTTTTATATGACCTAACACCAGTAGGACCACCTGTTTGAGCTATTGGCATACCTCTTGTGTCGCTATCACCTAAATAAGCAATCAAGCCCTGACCAGTTATTAAAACACTTTCGTCATCTCCTATTTCTAAAGAGTAAACAATACCTGTGTATTCTGACGCTGATAGTAAAACACTATCAGAAAATTCTTGCACATTTAGATCTCCTGGAACTATAACTATATGTCCCCAAGCATCTATTGTATTTATGACTGAGTTAGGTGTTATCTCTTTATTTAAAGACAAACTAAATTGGCCTGGAGCCATTAATTTTTCGGTGACAGACATTAGGCTCTAACCAATCTGACAACTTCATAGACATTGTCTAAGTATTGATCTCTGATCTTGTCAGCAGTATCAATAGAAGTTGCAGATGTCCCATCAAATTCAAAGCCTATAAATGCTTTGAGTGTTGCAGTGTTGCTTGTGCTATTAATACCACCATTAGTTGTATCAACATCAAAGTTGTTTGGTGATCCTAAAACAATTCTATTACCTTCTGTATCGTTAGCTGTTGAGGTTGAATAACTTGTGTTATCAGTGTAAGCGATAGCAGTAGTTGGTTTTATATTGAATTGAGCAGAAGACCATTGTGACGCAACTATTGAAAAGTGCCTAGCACCTCTTCTTAGTGTCACATCAAAAGTTAGTCTTTGATCACGATCAGTAGCGTCGTAATAACTTGTAAGTCTGATTGTTGCTACTTCAGGTTCATTTTTTAAAATCTTAATTGATCTCCAACCCTGCCACTCTGTAAAGCTCGTACCTCTTGAAACAGCAAATTCAGTTGCAGATTTATAACCGTCACCGTCATAAGTTTGTATAGTAAACCTAGTTTGTGCTGTGTTGTTATCAAAAGTCATTTTTACTAAACCATTTTCAAGTATGGTTGATGACGGTGAGTTGTTAGGTGACTCTAGACCACATCTTAGTCTTGACACATCAGCAACATCGTCAGTGTATATCTTGCAAGAGTTCTTATAAAAATCGTCAGTATCTATCAAATATTTAGCGTTGTATGATCTTATATCTGACGCATACCTTACTATCGTATTACCGTCTGCACCTACTCTTGTAAAGTTTGACGGTGTATTGCTATGGCTATGGTTATATGAGTCAACTGGTCCTGCATAAAACTGTGTTGTTGTAGAAGTAATAGAGTGATCATTTTCTATTAAACCACCAGAAAACTGGCTTTCAAATTCCAGTTCACCCATATTTCCTAAATAATCTAGATCTATATTGTATTCGTATCCACCAATCATGACTCTGTTGGTACTAATACCAGCACCCATAACTTTTACATATCCAGACATTGAACTATCCCCAGACCAAATAAAAGGAACTGTATAATATCCATTTGCACAAGCAAGTAATTCGTCCCTTAAATACTTAATAGTGTCTAAGCTACTATCAACAAAAACTCCATTTAAACTTAAAGAGTGTTCATTACCACTTTTATTTTGAGTTAAAGATCCTGGTGAAGTAAAAGTTAATCTACCTATTGTTATTGTATTAGACATTTCTTAACCTGCACTTTGGACACACTTGATGATTACCCATTTGATAGAAGTAATCACTACAACCATCTTGTTGACAATAAATCATATTCTCTACCTGTTTATTGTCGATCATTATCTACCTCTAATACCTGTTCCTATTAATCCTTCTCTATCGAGTTTGGACAATTCTTTTCTAATTGCGATTGCTGCTTTTCTTGCTTGCATTGGATCAGACGGAACACCTGAAACATTTACATTTAAATTTTGTACGCTAATACTACTACCAGTTGTTTTACCTATTGGTGTTATATCAACTCCACCACCAGGTATTGCTCTTATCAACTCTGGTCCGTACTCACCAACTAGACCAATGCCAGCGCCCAAGAAACCACCGCCGTAATATCCTGGTATCCTACCGCCTTTGTAATTACCATAAATTGTTCCACTACCAGTAGTAAGTTTTATAGTTCTTTCTTGTCCAGTCACTCTTTCTAGATCTTGTTCTATTTGATCTAGTCCAGCATCAAATTGTGATTTATCAATATTAATTGTTATTGCTTCTTGCTCTATTTTTAAGTTTGTATTGAAATATTTTTCCGCTATTCCGTCAACTTCATTTGCAAAGTCTTGACCAAGAGTATCTGCAAGCTCTGATGTTGTATCAACTATTTTGTTTATAACATCATTGTCAATACCTACTACTTGTCCTAGTTTTTTAAATGTTTCAATAGCACCAGGTCCCATTTGTAGTAATTGAAATGCTTGATTTGCTAAACCGAATTGCTGTTGTGCTAAACGCATTTTTGCGTCTTCTATTTCTTCGTCTAGTTCACTTAATCTATTTGCTCTTGCGTTTTCTGCTTTATCCAACTCTTGCTCTGCTAATTGATATTCTGCAAGAGATATGGTGCCTTCTTCGTAAGCAAGTTTTAAGAAATCTCTTTTATCTGTGGCGTCCTGTATAGCTTTATTTTGTGCTGCTGTATTACCTTTAAGTAATTCTGTTTGTTCCGATATAAGTTCATTTAAGTTCTTTTCAGCTTTTGCTCTACTTCTTTGAGCGTTAAATACACCAAATTGAGAACCAAATGCTGAATTAATTTCATTTGTAGCTTCACCAACAGATTGTTTAATTAGATCTAAAAAGTCAATCATTGTTCCTTTAAATTCCATTTCTAGATTTGGATAACCCTGTTGTATACCCTCTACAAAACCTAACATTAAGAAATTACCGAGTTCTTTTGTGACTCTTGATGGTGATCCGAATCCACCCTCTTCTTCTATAACTTTGATAGTATTATCAAAAACTTTTCTCATTGTTTTGTATAATTCAGGTGATTCTTCTTTGATACCCTCGATCATACCGCCAATAGTATTACGGCCTAATTCTGTCATTTTATCTACGGCCTCTTCACTAACGCCATCAACACTGTCAAATAAAGCGTCTTTTAATTCGTTAGAGGTAGATAGGTTTGCACCTTCAAGCATTACTTCAAATAGATTTAATTGATCAGCATCGTTTAATAAGTTTTGTATAACTTGTGCATATTCAGGTCCTAGAGATGAAAACAACAACGCTGCGTCGTCAAAGCCCTCTTGGACTAAGAAATCAATTTGTTGTTCAAATATTTCTTTAAGTCTTATTTTGTCAGCTAAATTTTTATTTATTTCTTCAGCAGACATTTGGGCTAATTCCCCAACACCGTCTAAAGTATTAAATAAACCTTCAGCACCAGCTCTAGCTTGTTCTGCAATTCTTTCAAAAATATTTTCACTATTTTTAACTTCGTCAAATAGACTTGAATAACTATCTTCTGCATCACCATTTAAACGAATTTGTTCCATTGTTTGGCGGATCATAGTTTCTTGTGCAGGGAACAATACTTCGGTTATACCAAGCTGTTCCATAGCTTGTATTCTTAGTGTTCTTTCTTTTTCGTCATTGTAAGCCTTTACAACTTCTCTATTTTTTGTAATAGGTCCTAATATTCCATTGTAAAAATTTGCTAGTTCTTGATTTTGAGTGACCATCATTGCTCGTTCTTTTGGACTCATCATTAAGAAATCAAACAAGACAGATTTATCTATATAGTCGTCATCGTACCCAGCCGTAATGTCTTCAATAAACGCCTCGACACCTTCTCTTGTTTTTGTGACTGTGTTATCAAATCCCTCTATAAAACCACTTTCTAATAGTTTATAACCTTTGCTTGATCCTGGACCGCTAGCTAAAAAGTTATTTATATCACCCATAGCTGCTACAAATTGTTGTTCATTTAATATTTGATCTACAAATGCTTCCCAACCGTTTGTATCACCAGCAATAGCAAAAATTGTTTTTTCCATAAAAGCATCTTTATCAAAACCCTCTGGTGCTTTCTCTAAGGCTTCTTGAAAATCCGCACTGTTAAACAACATTGCTTGTACACCCTGAGCATCTGGTCCATCAATACCTGAAAATGCTTCTAATGTACGCCTCATCATTTCTAGTTCACCTGTGGCTGCTGCTGATCTTGCACCTATAATTCCAAGAGTTGTTCCTAGTAATACAAAGAACCCTGCTGGTCCACTAACTAATCCCATAGCTATGGCTTGTACTCTTTGTAGCTGTGCGCCAAAAATAGCTAATGCTAATGTCAAAGATCCAAGAGCTACTTTCAAAAAGCCCATTGCGTTTTCTGACTCAACTATTCCTAATAAAAAGTTTTGTACAAATCTGTTGGCATCTTTAAGAGTTGGTACTAATTGATCTCCAATTTGTATTTGTAATTCGTTAAATATGTTTTTAGTTATTTGTAATTGTGATTCTAAAGTTGCATATTTCTTTAAGGCCTCTTCTGTTGCTGCTGTGTTCTCTATCATCGCTTTTGTGGCTAGATCTAGAGTTTCGCCAACCAAACCACCTGCTTCAGCAAGACCAAGAAGTGCAAGCATTGTTCTACGCTGTGACAGTCCTAGCTTATCTAATAACCCAACTACATCTGTACCACTATCATTTAAAGCACCTAATCCTTCAATAAAGGCTTGTACTGCTCTTGCAGGATCATCTTGGAAAAATGCGGAAAAAGCCTCAGTGACAGATCCACCAAAGTCAGAAAAATCTTGTGTTCCGTTAGCTGCTATTTGTGCAAATAACTGTACTTCATCACCAGCAGATATTACAGAAGAGTTAATACTTTGAAATACACGAGCAACCGCAGTACCACCAGCCTGAGCAGGAACACCGATTGCTTGTAAAGCTGTTGCAAATGCTAAGGCATCTTCAGTACCAGCACCTACCTGAGCTGCGGCCTGTTGGATACGCAAAACAGTAGTCATAATTTCTGACTCTGTTGCAGCAAAATTGTTTCCTAGATCTACGATTACAGAAGCTATATTTGAAAAAGTTTCGCCATTTGTTTGTGCAATAGCATCTAATCTAGCAAGACCTAGTGCTGCGTTTTCAACTGTTAAGTTAGTTGTGACAGCTAATTGAGATACAACTTGAATAAATGATGGTAAGTTTTCTACAGCTACGCCTAACTGTCCACCAAGCTCACCAATTCTATTTAAGTCGTCAGTGCTGACTGGTGATATTGTAGATAATTCTTTTACAGATTCAGCTAAGGCATCAAATTGTTCTTCAGTAGCCTCTACTGTTTTTCTAATACCAGCAAAGCTAGCTTCAAAAGCAATAGCAGATTGAGCAGCTTTAAAAAATTCAATAGTGATTGCGCCGATACCGATCATTGCAGCAGAGGCAGCTTTCGCAGCTTGGGCTGCTACCATTTGTTGCTTTTGTGCAGTTTTCTCTACTACATCATCAACATCTTTTTTAAGTTCAACAAAGCCCTTTTGTTCTATGGGGGTATATACATTAATTACTGCTGGTCTGGTCATAGTTTTCCTTAACTACTCTTTTTTGATCTTCCAAAAGTTGATCAACAGAAGTAGGAACACGATTTCTATTTCTACCCATTCTGCGATCAAGCTCTTCTTTATACCAGCCTGGTGGTGGATCATCGCCTTCAGCTTCTTTACCGTTAGAGAGTTCTTCCATAGCAGGCCTAAAGAAGTTTGATTGTTCTAAGGGCATTTTACCAAGTAATCTATAAAATTTGCGCCATTCAACTTCTAGGGGTTCATGTAGATTATAAAATCTGAGAAAGTCAGATTCCACATCAGACCATCGATCTACTATGTCAATGATCTTGTATGTTATTTTGGGGAATCAGCGTCATCCTCGTCAGTTGGCAGTTCTTGATCTTGGACTACATCTGCGCCTAGGCCATATTGTTCCATTAGCCAAGCTGATATTTCTTGTAGGGTTTTAAAATCGACTTCTTTTTCTAGTGCGTATAAATTTTCCATACCGAAAATTGAACTAAACCATTGTTTTAAATTTGAGGCTGCTAGCGAGCCATCGTCATTCATCCAAGTCATTTGATCTAAAACAACTTTGGCTGATAAGAATGGTGGAAAGTTATATTCTTTTCCATTTACCTTAACCACTATCGGTTCGGTATTACTCGCTTCTTTAGCAGCATCAAAATCTTTAAAACGCTTACTCATTGTATCCTCCCATCTTAATTAAGCATTTTAGTTGACGGAACCTTCAGTTGTACTGTTGGTGTTGTCAACAATTCTAAACAGATTGTTCTTACCGTCAGTAGTTCCTACTGCGGTTGATGAGCTATCTGGTACTAATATTTTGAACTCAACAGCAATAAGCACTTTTTGAGGTGCTTTTTGGTGAGCCATAGAAAAAGCTCCAACATTGACAGCACGAGGGATCTGTATGTGACGGATAGCGCCACTTGGACCACTTGTGACCAACAATAAGGCTTTTTCACCAAAAGTAGTTGTTGCAGGTGGAACTAATGTATCATAACCAGATCCAAAACTTGAATCGTTTTCACTTAATTGTGATGATGTACCACCAAAAGCAACATTTAAATTTGCTAAACTAGCTTGTGCTAGAGTACCAGTTAGTCGAACTTCTTGTGCAGTCTTTACAGACTTAATAGGATCAATCTCTTCTGCGACCATAATGTCTTCAAAAGTCTTGTCATATTCAAGAGTCCAGCCATCTTCAGAGTATCCTATGTCGCCCCAGGAAGAGCTATTATCTGCCCATTCAGTAGCTGTTGTACCGTCTGGACCTGGAAATGCTGTTCCTTTATCTGCTGTATATAGAACACCTGTACCAATAAGAACATCGGATATAGTACCTGATGTATTATATGTTGTTGGCATATATTCTCCTAACTTAACTTATACTTTTAATATGTTTGCAAACATATCTATTCTTCCTCAGAGAACCAATCCTCTTCGGAAACAGTGTCTTCTACTTCATCGCTGGATTTATCGTCATTGTCTTCTGATAAATCAGTCTGACTGACTTCTTTGACTTCCCAATCTGATCCTTCTTCAATGAATTTAGGTATCCCTAGAGTACCGTTCCACTGACGACCAGTTGATTCTTTAAGTCTTTTCCAATCAGTCCCATTAACTTCAGTCCACTCATCTTTTGTAAATGTCAACCCAGTAATTTCATCACCGATTGTCCCTGCTGGGTACAAAGGGTTAACTTTTATTTTTACTTTAGCCATAATTTACTCCTGAGATTATATTAGAGGATTTTTTTGCAGATTAGTGTTATTCAGTATATCGATAAGTCATTGCAACACTGATTTGGAATTGTGCTACTTGTATATCTCTTTGTTCTACTCTTGTAGGGGCTACTTGTACTTCAAAATCGTAAATGAGAGCTTTAACTCCAGATCCAGTTGTGACTTCTATTTGTCCCTCAGTAAAGGCCTCTTTAAATATTATCTGTGCAATATTACTAGCAGTAGTAAAGTCTGGTTCTGATTTAGTACCATCACTGCCCCATCTTCCTGCATATACGATCATTGTCATATCAGCTATATTGACTGCTGATTGAGAAGCTGGATCTAATAAAGAATTTCCGTTATTTGTTATAACAATAAAAGGTAATGTAGGACTACTAGGTAATCTAGTAGATATTCTTGTTGACACCTCGTCTGTTATGCTTGTTTTACTTAAAAGCCACGCCCTTAATACAATTTCAGGATCAGGTGGCATATTTGCGTTATCATTTATTCCAAAACCCATTAGAAAGGAACCTCTCCACTACCGCTTACAAATTCTACTGCTTGTGTTTCACCAGCATTTTCTACACTTAATTCAAATGCATCTTGCGGTGGTCTTACTGGCTGATAAGACATATAATTCATCTTATTAGACATTTTCTTACCATTTACTACTAAATCATAATCAACTTGTGGAAAATAATGGGTTAATGCGGCCATAAGAGATTTACCTAACCAACCAAAGTTTCTTGCAGGACTAAAACTTTCTCTACCAGGATACCAACCACCATAAACAGTTTTCCACCAGTATGGAGCTTGATCCGCCTCACGAAGATTACCACCTGGTCCTGATCCAATACTAAGACGACCAGTTGCTACTGATCTTGAGTCGCTAAAGTAAATACCCCTAATTCTTATACTATCTCTTAAATTACCAGTGACAATAGGTGCCTCTCTATTACCATCAGCATTACCAGTTTTTACTCCACCAATCATGTTGTACTGTATATCCCTAAGTAAGTTAGGCATACTAAATTCTTCAATAGTCAAACCTTTTTTTTGCATATCCTTTAGAGCTTTTAAATATTCACGCTCTAATTTACCGCCCATTTGTTTATTAATTTTTGCTTTTACATCTTCAGTTAATACTTGTCCAAACACTTGCGTTTTTTGTTGAACTTTATTGTTATAGTAATTCTGCACTTTTTGTGTTGCAATTTTTCCATAAAACCTGTTTGCAATACGAGTTGCGACACCCATAGTTTGAGGTATAACAGTTTGTCCAATACGACCAGATATTCTACCTGCAACTCTTCTTTGTATACGCAAAGAAGCACCCTGTCCTCTAGGTGTTAAAGATTTTAAGTCAGCACCAAGTCTTGCATATTGTAGGCCTAAACTTCTAATAGGACGCAAGCCTTGATCAAGAACATTAAGGGATATAACATCACCAATACCTATGGAAGTTTGGTATAAAAGATCTGTGAAACGATTGCTAGCCATTAGCTACTCTTTCTTACTTGTAGCCTTTTTACAACTGCACTTCCGTGTCTATTTTTCATAATACTAATACCAATGATTTCGTAATATGTTGAACCAATAGCAATACGATTACCATTATTTACAGTGACGCTAGCTGGTATGTAAAGATCATATTCATCAACAAGAAGTTCTTTATTCTCTTGTGTTTCATCAGATCTTTGGGTGACTAATCTACCCTTAGTTGTAGTTGAAGTTGTCCAACTAGAACTATACAAACCCCTGTCATCTACTGAAGAGGTATCTACTGTTTGAACTGTTATATCTTCTTTAAGATTTTTTGTATATACTGACATATCATTACTTTAGTAAGCAATTCCAGAATCATAAGGATTTTAGTTTTCTAGTTTTTTTCTTAATTTTTCTAAAGTTTCTCTTTTTTTCTGTATGTCAGCTAATTTACCACTAGGGTTTTCTAAACAATTTTTACAAACTTTTTGTCTACCGTCTTTGTATTTTTGTGTCTTACCAAAACTTTTTATAGGTACTATATCACCACATTTAGCACATTGTTTTTCTGTTGGGTTCCAGCTTTGTTTTTTTACATACTGCTGTGCTTCTTTGACACCAAGCCAAATAGCAGGATCTTCTTTCATCCAACTTAAAAACTTTTCTAGGCCTATTGGTAGATCTTCATACAATTCTCTAACAGTAAGACCATATTTACCATCTCTAATTCTGTCAATAACAGTAATTGCTATTTGATGATCTATTGCAGATATAGGATCAAAGCCTGCTTGTTCTCTTAATTGTCTAACTCTTTCGTGTGAACACTCCCACTCTCTAGCCCAATCACTTAAAGGTTTGTGTGGATCAGCTTTAAATAATTCATAAGCCTTTTCAACATTAGGTACTTTTCTACTTGGCATCTTTCCTCTTTCTAGTTAGTCCTCTTTCTTTTCTAATTTTCCTACGCTCTCTTTCTGATAGTCCACCCCATATACCAAACTTTTCATTATTCACTATGGAATATTCTAAACAGTGTTCTTGGGCAACACAGGAATTACATAATTCTTTTGCTTTTCTTGTGCTTGCACCTCTGTCTGGAAAAAATAGATCAGGATCTTCGCCTATGCAGTTGGCATCAACCTGCCACCATAACTCTTGTAGTCTTAGTAGATTACTTAGAGCTTCCTGTTTATAGTCCACTGTTCACCCTTAATGATTTCATCAAATTGTTTGTTTACTTCTATCATTTGATTCACATTTTTTCTTGTGTACTCATTAAGGTGTGCGTGTAGCAAACCGTGGTAATTTAAAAATCCAATTAGCCAAGTGTATGTTGCTAGATCTAGCATTAAACAAACACCTGTTTTTTATAAGGTGCTAATAATAACTTATCACTTTCTCTAAGTAATGGTCCATCGAAATATGCTAAAGGATCAGCATACTTTACATCTAAATCGCCGATGCGTTCTTCAATAACTGTGTTCATATTTGCCCCATTGGTCGAGTCCGCCAAATGAGTGTTCACAGCACCACTATCAGCGTTTGAACTTAAATTCAAACTCGACAATATTATTCTTGCACATATTCTTGCGCTTGTAAACTTTATATCGTCAGGAATTGTTGAATAGCCTGCATTGTAAGATACTGATATATTCTTAGGTTTCGCACCTGACCAACGACCTAATACTCTTTCTACTCTACCGTTAGAGTGAAATACAAAATCATTTTCATTACCTTCAGTAAGAGCATTACCATCTTCAGTGATAGAGCTGACAGAGTTTACAGGAATATGTTTTAAATTAATTTCTCTGTTATTGTCACCAAATAGTGTTTCAGTTTGATTTGCTGCCTCGACATCATATCCTAAATATGTTTTAATTATTTGATCAGCAAAGGGAATGATCGAATTGGTCACAGTTGTTTCAACTGTTGAACTTAGATCTACACCTAATATAGTTTCGACATCAGTGTAAGCGCAAAGAGCCATTTAGGATCTCCTTACTTATTTTCAGATGGTTTAACTGCTTTTGTTTCTACTTTTTTCTTTGGAGCTTCTTTTTTCTTAGCAGGAGCTTTTTTACCCCAACCTTTTTCTTTTAACCAGCTTTCTGGATATGTTTTTCCAGCTCCACCAATTTTAGAAGCATTTGATTTAGGAAGTTCAGCTTTAGGTCCTTCAAACAAAGTACCATCGCCTAATTCCCAAAGATCTTTTTCCAATTTAACGAATTTTTCACTCATAATTATTTAATCCTAACTTATTTTTATCTCTTTTTAGGTCTTTTACCCATAGGCTTTTTTTTCTTTGGCTTATTATGATAAGGCATAATATTCCTTTCTGTCGTGGTAGGTGGCTAAGTATGCCCTTACTTTATATCGCTTTGAAACCTACCGATTGTATACAATCTAAAAAAATATAGGGGCTATTGCTAACCCCTATATTTAAAGTTAAATGCTATTAAGCACTTGTGATCTTGTGGAAAGCCTCTTGTCTGTAAACAGGGAATCCAACGCGCATTGTAGCTCTGATCACCATGATGTTCTTTGTAAAGTTTTCACCGTGGGAATCGCTAACTGCGACATCAATACCTTGCCTCATTACGACATGAGCTGCTTCACCGCCACCGAACTTACCAACTAGGATAGTTCCTTCAGAGATTGCAGTTGTTGGAACAACTTTTAATCCCCAAAGTTGGTTAGCTACTGCACCAGCGTATCCGCCTGCGGATGTGAACACTGGAGCTTTTGCTGCATAACCAGCAGATGATGTGCCAGCAAAATCTTCGTCTAATTGAAGAACGATTTGTGACCAATCATTTGGGTGGATTACGATAGCATCTGGCTCTGTGAAAGCATTTACTCTAATATCTGTAATTGCTCCATAGATTGCGCCGATTCTACCAAGTCCGCCTGCATAAGATCCATAAGCAGTAGATCCAACATTGGATTTTCCTGCGTCTAATAGACCTTCTAGGTTAGGTGATGTACCATCACCAGCAATAAGCTGACCGTCTAGTCTTAATCTCATCATGGTTTGTAGTCTAGAGTTCAAATATGATTCTAAACCGCTAACATCTTGCATCAACTCATCTGTGACTGGAATGTTAACACCAAGTTTTGAGATTGTGGCTGTTCTCTCGGTGAATGCTAATGCTGCTTCTCCAACTGCTGCTGCTTCTGCGGCTTCAGCTGCGTTATTTGTGAAAGTAGTTTCTTCCAAATATACGAAAGCATTTTGATCTGTTTGAATTTGATCAAACAAGTTAATTACTGCATTAGGATCACGAAGAGCTGTTTCTAAAATACCAGGTTGTCTTAATGACTCTGGTGGGTATCCTGTTGTAGTTAAGTTTGTTTTTAACTCAAAAGGAACTGTGGATTGAATATTCTTCGCACCATTTTCGACATAGCCTTTGTAAGCTGCTGATTTCATAACCTCAGCACCGAAAGATCCGACTTTTGGCTCTTCTGATGGGTTAGGAACAGATGCTACTGCACTATCAGAAAGATCTAATTTAGATTTAGCTTCAGCTACTTTTAAATCATCTCTTAAAGATGCAAGTTCTTCATTTCTGTCAATGATTGCTTGCTTTTGCTCAGGGGTAGCACCACCTTCTTGACCTTTAACTTCGTCAAAAAGATTTTTTAATTCACCAGACTTTTGCGCTATATCATCACGAGTTTTTACAACTTCGCTCATAATATTTACTCCTCAATAATCTCGTTATCTTGTACTTCTACATCGACTAATATTGAGTCTGTCAAGATTTCTTGTGATTCAAGCCATAGCTTGTCTAACTCGTCATCTCGGACTTCTTCTGTTGGTAATTCAGCTTCGTCAATAGGATCTTCCTCTGTTCTTTCGTCCCCTGTGTCTACTTCTGGTTCAGGATCTGCCACAACGGTTTCTACTTCAGCTTGCGCCTCAACAGTTTCCTCTGCTTTAGGTTCTTCCTCAGTTGTATCTACTGGTTCTGTTTGAACTTCGGTTTCCTCGACTTCTACTTCATTTACAACTTCTGCTGTTTCTGACAAATCGCCCTCACTTCCAAATTCATCTACGAATTTATCTATTTCCGCAAAAGCGTCTGAAACGCTTTCTTGGACTGCTCTGAGAGCTTCTGTCGCTGAAACTCCCAACTTCCTACCATTCTTTTGCCTGAGTTCGCCTATAGATTGAACTCTGGCCACTAGGCTATTCAATGCAGCAAGCACATCTTTTACCTCATCAGAAAATCGCTTACCTTGCACGCTGGCACGATCCTCTAAAACCTCTTCGCCTTTTACTACTGACATTTTTTTTGCTATTTCATTTAACAGATCTAGCGAGTCTTGATCTGTTGGTACTTCTTTGAGTATGTCTTTCATATTCAAAGCTATGTCATTTAAAACTTCCATAGCTTTTTTGGTTTTACCCATTACTTTGTCATAGTCTTCGTGTGTAGCACACGGCATATAAAAAATTTGTCCATCTGCGTCATGAGTATGTGATCCACTGCAACCTAATTGTTTAGCACGATCTTCAGCTTCTTCTGCTGACATATACATATCGCCAGTAGGTTTTGCTTTTTCTTCTTTCATACCCTCTTTAGCACATTTACCTGTCTTGTCGTAATCACACTCACCATATCCTTTTTCTTCCTCTTCAGGATCTTCTTTCTGGATACTGTCGTGTGATAAAACACCTTTTTGATCTGTATCATCTTTTTGACTTTTTATAGCCATAGTAAATGTTTCTTGATTAGCACCGACTAATACTGGGCTTACTTCATAAACGCTTAGATCTTTTAAGTATCTAACATCTTGTTCTTCGTCATTTGCACTTTTAGCAAACTTACCATATTCACTGTCATTTACTCTAAAACCAAATGACCATTGTTGTAGATTACCCATATTCTTGACGAGCTTGTAGGCCTCTGCACCAGACTCGGTGTCCATAAAAAATTCACCATCAAAAATTGCTTTCTCTTCGTCTTTTACAATTTTACCTTTACCGATTGGTTTATCCCATTGGTGCGCCCAGACCATTGGTACTGTTTCTGATTCTTTATCAAAACCTGATTTGATAGCTTGCGGTAATACAACATCGCCATCTGTATCAATGTCGTTGAACAGTGAGAATACTGCTGCAACCTTTCCTTTTTCCTCGTCACCTTCTTTAAACTCTACTTGTATTTTTTTATACTCGTCTGACATAGCATTTAACTCCAATTCAAAAATATATTTTCTATCGCTATTATGCAATATTAACTAAAAATTTTTTACTTTTGTGTATTTACGATAGCCAACAGTAAATACTCAAATGTTGCATACTAGTGGTATAATTGCGTATGGACGATATATTAGTGATTGCGACACTTCATATCTCCTCTGGAAGTTTCCAGATGACTGTAAAGTCTGACAAGACTGCGACTGCGGAAATTTTCGGTGAATTAATCACATTAAAAATGATTAATAATAAAATAGAAATATCAGACAAGTTCAGCGCTAGTCAATTTAAAGGCGGTGCTGAAGAAAGAGATGAATTAATCAAATGGCTGAAACAAACAATGAAAGAAGCGCTAGCATAGATAGTTCAAATGACAACTTTGCTCTTTTTATGGACGCTATATCAGTATCAGATCGATCCAACAGAAATAAAATTATAACTGATTGGTTGGCTGTTTTATCTGCATCTGATCAAGATAGATTAGTTAACAAACTAAAAAATCGTGGTATTGAATATCAACCAAAAGAAAATTCTAGATTTTTTGAAAATTCTTAATTTCTGAAGTCTTTAATTTTTCTTAATTTAGATATTGGTTGAGTGACTGACCTGTCAGTTTTCTTATGTGATCCATCTTCCATAATAGCCCACACAACCATAGTGGCTTCGTTATCAGTGTTATTTACTGAACTAACTATTCCGTGAACAGTTGATGGCGGATCAGGATCTTTATTTATTGACCAAGAAACAGCATCTCCCACTTTTACTGAATCTGCTTTTTCAGATCTAGCTGAGTTCATTTCTACTTCTGATAAGGCCTCGGCCTCTTCAGTAGATACATTTATTTCCTCAATAACATCAAAAGCATTTTTCTTAGAACTTAGTGGATGACTGCTAGGTAGTAAATCGGTATCGTATGGTTTTCTTTTAAACTTACCTGTTCTTAAAGCTCTTAATAGGCCATTCACTCTGGCCATTGCCCACTGGGCTGGACCGGCAACATTACCTCTTACTGATCCAGGGTTATTTTGATACGCTGCTAAACCTCTGTTATAACAAGCAGTTAACATTCTTAAAGTTGCTCTATGTTTAGGATTTTTAGCGTTATGATCGTCTACTTTTTTCTGCAATGCTTTTCTTGTTGCTGCACTAAGAGCTTTAGCTTCTATTTCATCTAGTAAAGCCTCTTGTATCTTTCTTCTTTCACGAATAACTTTTTTGTATTCGTTAACTGTTTTTTTCATAGCACTAACACCAGTTTTTGTAGTACCGCCCCATTTCATTACAGCAATGTATCCATTTAGTTTTGTATTACCAGAGTGTCTGGCCATAAAACTTTCACGCCTTTTAACCCAGTTCAATACTGATTCTGATCTATCGCCAGATCTGTATTTTGTCCACCTGTTAAAAGCATCATTACCAGTAAAAGAGGTTGGTGGATTACCACCTGTACCAGCTCTACGCCAGATTTCAGGCCAGTTCTCTTTAAGATCTTTTACATAGTTATAATCTGGAAATTGTTTAAATTTGCTATTACTAATCGATATAGTTTGGTTATCGCCAGAACTTGGAAAGTTTGTTTTCTTTGGTGCTTTACCTTCTTTTTTCATACGACCTAAAGCGTTTCTTGCTTGATCTTCATTTTCATAACATTTAATTACTTCGTTAGTATCGTGATCTAATATACACCAAGCACCATTAGGCATTTCAGCAACATACTTTTCCTCATTTAATTCAGTAGGTTTTGGTTTTAAAATTTGTGATCTAATTGACTCAACATCAACAGAAATAGTTGTCATAACTTTTTCTTTAAGTTCTTGCATATCATTTCTTAGTTTCGCTACTTCTTCCTCTGTTGTAATTTCTGGTTGTTCTGTTTCCTCAACAGGTTTAGCGTCTATTGATCTTTCAACCATATTCATAGGTCTTAAATATATATCGTGTGTTTCATCTGAATTAAGGCCTGCTTGTTTTCTGGCCTCTCCGATTGTGATCCAACCACCCTGAACAGCAGTATTCATTCTTTTATAAATATCATCTTTGTCTTGTGACAAAGCCCTTACATCTTCTAAATTGTAATTTACATACATACCTTCAGCGTCATAATCTTTTCTAAGAAGTTGATGTGTTAACTCTGACGCAACTGATTTCCATAAAGGTACTAATTTTTGTTCTGTAAAAAATTCTCTAAGTTCTCTAGTGTTGTTATAAGTAGCTGCGTCCAAACCAGCACCTAAACCTGCAAGAATAGCTGGGACACCAAGAACTGCTGATACTCTTTCTTCTGGTAATTTTCTTAACTCTGTTAAATTCATTTGATCAGGTGAGAAAGATACGACTTCTACATTCATAGATCCAGATAAGACCATAGGTGCGCCACGATTTTTTCCGCCAAACTTTTGTTTGTACATAGCGGATATTGCTTCGGCCTCTTCTTTTGAGGGTCCGCCCATTGAGTCATCTTTTGGTGAGAGGATGACACCTGGTACAGCCATGTTATGTAAGAGTGCTGCTGCATACTGTCCTGCGGCCTCGTCACCTAAAATTTCTCTTAATACAGATTTTAGAGGAGCGAAGCCTCGCCTATGGTTATTTGGATCAATTCCGTTTCGGATATGCACTATATCATTGGTCGGAACGACTATACTATTACCCCCAAGTCCACCGTGGGGTGCATACTTGAAGTGAGTTATTAAAGTATCTTCATTACCTTTTGGTTCAACTAAGTTAGGCATCAAAGGAACTAGCTGTACCACATTTCCATCTGAGTTTCGGTTTTTATATAAAAAAGCATCCCCATAAGCAGATAAAGCAACAACTATGTAATGTGCTAAAAGGTTTCCTGAAGTAAAAGGATTTGGCCTATCAAGTAGTTTTGATAAAGGGTGTTGTTTGACTACTTCTTGATCTCCATCATCTTGATCAGTTAAAACTCTTATTCTTGGTTCTGCAAAAGAAGTTGCTAAAACATTTAAACAAGCGACTACTGCTGAGTTATTAGATCCATCACCAATATCATCTAATTGTGAAACAGGCCAATAACCTGAGTCTGTATTATATCCGTAAACCGCTCTGTCTAAACTTGTTTGTTGATTGTATCTACTGTATTTTTGTTCTTGTCTTTTCGTAGGTGCGTTTAAATAATCTACTACTCTTCTGTACCTCGATTTATTCTCAGCCATTTAGTAAGCACTCCATTCTCGTCTTATTTGTGCGCTTATAATTCCATATCCTATTGCGTCTACAATGTCATCATGATGACCTACTGGAAATGTCATTAATTCTCTTTCCACTTCCACTAACCAAGTAGCGCCCTGTCTGAAATAAACATCTCCAGCTTCCATACGAGCAGCTAGAGGTAAAGCTCTTGAAACTTTATCTTTATCTGCACGCAACTCTTTAACGGCTAGTCCATCTCGTTTCGCAAACTGAATAAGCGAAAGCTGGAAACCTGCTCGTTCCATACCAACCCATTGTAAATCATATTCTGCCATTTTTTGTCTTATTCGAGGTATTATGTCAGGAGCTTCCATACGCTTTCGATCAACATCTAAGACTAAAATTTTACCTTTTGGTGTTATTGCAAAGCTAGCTATTACTGTATAATCAGCACCTTTTTCGACAGAAGTAGCTAAGTCAACTGTGCAAAATCTAGTACATTCGTATAGATCTATGTTTTCACCACTAGCAAAAAACATACCATTTTTTTCTTTAAAGTACCTTAACCACTCTGGTTGTAGTATTCCCTGTCCTGCTTCTACAAATTCAGCTAAATATTCTTGTGCAAAAACTATTGATCCTACTTCGTCTTTGGCCTTTTCAACCTCTTCTCTTTCAATAAAAGGATTGTCCCAAGTAGCAAATTGGAATCTTTCCCAATCAGGTTTATCTTGTGCAAACTCCCATAATTCATAAAACCAATTATTCATACCCATAGGTGTACTAATAAATAAAGCTGATCCTCTTCTTTCAGTTAAAGTAGGCCTTAATACTTGGTGCCATACATCTGGTTTTACGAAAGCAGCCTCGTCCATTACTAAGAAATCCAAACCCTCACCTCGAAGTCTATGTGGTGTATCTGCTGATCTTACTGCTATTGATCCACCGCCAGGAAACTTAACTTCCATATTAACTAATGATATTTCTGGCTCTATTGCTTCTGGAAAAGATCTTGCTGCCTCTAAAATATCACGCCAACCAACACGAGCAATAGTATAAGTTGGTGCAACCCACCAAGCTCTTTTACCAGCTAAAGCAATTTGTAAGCATAATTGAACACCAAGTCTTGATTTTCCAAATCGTCTACCAGCACACAAAATTTTCCAACGAGCATCGCTTTCTGTGACTTTTAGTTGAGCCTCGTGTAGTGGTGGTAGTTTAGCAATGGCTTTTCTACCATCTTTCATCTTTACTTGTGTTTCCATCAAGTAAAGTATAGCGATTTATTTGATCAGAACTAGTATGTAGGCGAAGTCGTCTAATAGTTTCTTATTAGCTATTGCTTCTATTTGATCTTCTCTTGTGTATTTCTTTTTAGTATGTGTTGCAATAAACTCATTAACGCCAAATTCTGTGCTGTCGTAAATCAAAGAAAATGTATTTTCTAATTTCATAGTTTCAAACTCTGGTGATATAACAATCAGCTTTGATCCTGTTTTCATATATTGATTAAAGTTTAAAATATTAGCTTTTAAATAATTTTCTGGATCAACCTCTAAAGAACTATCGTCAACAACATCAAGCATATTTAAAATTACTACATCGGCTTGGGTTATTTCGTCAGGCCACATTTCATTAACAAAATCAAATTTAGAAACTTTTTTAGTTAGTAAGTTTGGGTTTAGATCATAACTCGCAACTTTATAACCCATAGCTAAACCTATGTCGTATGTCACTTGGTACTTATCTGATATATCAATAATTTTTGTATTGTCTGGATCGTCACCAAAAAAGTAAAGCAAATTTGCAATCATTTGAGGTGGTGTCTTTTTAGTGCTGTCATATCCAAACAATTCATTGTTTATTCCAAATGACCAGTTGTTTGTAGGTTTAAAGTTTATATTAAGCGTATCAAGATCAACATTTGTATTTGTTGATTCTAATTTTTCTACAATCTTTTGTTTTTTTACAAGTGTTCTCAAAGCCTTAACACTCATTTTTTTATCGTAAGCTGTTTTTAAATATTTGTCTTGATCTTGCTCTTGTAAGGACGCTACTTCTTGATGATGAGAAAAAGTAAGTTCTTTTACTCTACGCTCTGAAGGTATTTTATTAGCCACATAAGAGGCGGTTGCAAATGTTGAATAAGGAATGTCCATATCCAAAGCCTGTGCTGCTAATTCACCATATTTTCTTTCGCCAAAATTCCACCAGTCACCAATCCACCACATTATATTTTGAGTGGCCTGAATTAAATTTTTTCCTATTTCTATCCACTGATCATAAGTTGTATCGTCAGCAAATACATAGTAATTAGAATCTCTGTGTGTAGTTATCTCTCCCATACGATTATTTTACTACCTTTCTGTTATATGCAATTAAATAAAAAAAATCTGATAGCCCCTAGACAAACAAAGCAAACTAGGGGATACCAGAAATATCAAACAACTATGTGTTTCTTAAAGCTGTCTTTTATGTTTCCAATATTTACATTAGATCTAACCTCTGCGACAGGTACACCTAACTTGAAAGCAATAAATGTAGGTACAGACTGAATTTGATAATGATTTGCTATCGTTGGATTTTTATCAATATCTACTGCAACAAACTCACAATCTTGATCAGCCCAGTCGTTAGAAAGATCTTCTACTGCTGGGGTGATTTGTTTGCATGGCTGACACCAATCTGCTTCAAACTTTACAACGGTGGTTGTGTCCCTAAGAACTGCATTTGTAAAATCTTCACCGTTAACTTTTCGAATCATAGTTTTTTAATAATAACATAATTCAGAAATAATTAAGTAAAATTTAAATATGAAAATTAAAACAGTACAAAAAAATTATGCACCAACTCTCAATCGTAAAGCGAGAAGACAGCTAGCAAAAAAGATTAGAAAAGATTTAAAGATTGAACAATCTAGATCTAAAAAAGGCAAGGCTGAACCTCTCGATTCAGCCGATGATGGGAGGAAGTCGGTTTAGTAGCCGACCTATTCACTATACAACATCGGACTTTGATTTCAGGTAAATAAAAAGCAGGTGTCTTGGCACCTGCTCTTTATATCAGTATTTCCAGAAAGGCTAGTTTATGGAAAACCTTACTATGACACTAAGCCATAGACGATTACTTAATATATATTACTTCTCTTCAAATTTTTTGCAAATTCCTAGATACAAATTTACTAGATCATCTGCGTCTTGAACTAAATTAATTCCTTTGATCCTCATATAGTTGAATTGCTTTAACACAACTTCTTTTAGATCAGATTCGCTAATAAGTTCGTCTATTGCGTCTTCTCTTTTTGTACCTGGCGGAAAATCTGGTATCTCTGCCATTATGCTGTCCCTTCTGCTTTTATACCAGTATAGGCTTCATTACTATCTGATAAAGCTGGTCTTATACTACAAGTAGGGAAATCATCTTTACGATAAACAAAATGTTCTAACATTTGTATTTTAAAATTCTTAAAAGCGTCCTCATCATCTTTACCTTCAACTGTAAAAACAATTTCATAGTCTAAAACTGGTTCACTCATTAGTTCCCTCAATACTTTTATATTTCTTGTGTATATCACTATGATACTCTATATTGCTTTGCATTAAGAGATCATTTTGACTTGTTTGTTTAAAATCAAATATTTTTTGTACTTCTTTTAAAGCATCTGATTCATTATCAGCTTCTATAATGTAATCTTCAGTTAATTCAAAACTAACCATTATTTTCATTTTTACTGACACCTCCCAATATCTATTCTACTCTATTCTATTCTTATCTACTCTATTCTACTCTATTCTAGGGCGTGACTGTCACAAATGTCACATGTGACATAAAAACTTTGATTTCCTTATTTTTATTGACTTTTTTAAAAGTCGCAGTCGGAAACAGTTAACAAAAATTTAATACTGAAATATTTGGTTTTCCGAACAAATGTTCTACTATGGTCAGCTATGGATTATTTAATAGGATTTATATTTGGATATTTTGTTAAGGAAACTTTTGCATTTCTTAAAAGATTAAGCGAATGGGACTGGCAAAATCGTTTGGTTTATGACCAAGATATATTTATGCCTCTTACTGAGGATGATCTACCCTAAAACCTCTTGATCAAACACAAGTGTGTCTTGTATCAAAGATCTAATTACTAATCGACCTGTTAATTCTGCAAAATGTGGTACAACTGCATTTCCGAGAGCTTTAAGTCTATCAATATCGTTTTCTTGTCTTTCTGCAACTCTTAGTATGTTATTTTCCCATTGACTATCTACACCCCAAGAATTTGTCATTCCAAGTTCAGCCAACCATCTGGGTAGCCCATAAGTCTGTTCACCCAAGCTGGGTTCAGTCGCATACCAATCAATTCTGGATTCCGTTCCCCAACATCCATCTCCAGCGTAGAGCCGTGTGATCCACTCGCCACTGAGGGGGCTTTCTTGTTCACTGGCTTGCTGGCCTGACTGGCTCTGGGTGTCGAAAATGTCTCCTTTTCCACCCACTCTATCACTTCTATTGTCGTCAGTTCTTTCTCGAACTTTATTTCGTTCAAGTGTGGTTTGATCTTGCTCCAGTCCTCCAGACTCGGATAACTGAATCCGCTCTGATCGTAGCGGTACCAATGATCCACTGTCGTTTTCTTTATCTTGGTCAGCTTTGCTAACTTGGTCGCCCCTATCTGACTTCTTATGTAGTCCACCCAGTCCTTCTGTGGTGGTAGAAGTGGTCGATTGATCATCTCGTGATCCTGATAATAAACCATTAGGCTCGGATCTTTCTCTATCATATCCATCCAGACTTGATCGCTCAATGTTCTCTGTATTCTGTGACCTGACGATCTCCTGGTTTTCCCCTGCATTAGTTTCGTCGCGTGTTTCAAGCTGTCGTCTTTCTGATCCATTGTCGTTGGTGTTAACCAAATCTTTGGGTTCTCTCGTAAGTTCCCAGTACCTTTTCTTTTGCTCTTCCTCTCTGGATCTCCACGATACAACGCTCTCTCCAAAGCGTCCCCTGATCTCGGTTCTAAGTGATCCAAAGTGTTCGGTGTCTCCCACGATTCCAACTCCCACCCATCTTTGTCTTTTGTGTCTTGCTCCAACGAATTTTGCTGATACAAGTTGCCATTCAAATCGATAGTACCGCATTTTGGCCACACCTTTGAGGACACGGTTAATGGCTTCTCCGTCACTTGCTCTGAGGATGTTTGGTACATTTTCCAAGAGGAAGATTGGTGGTCGTAGCTCATCAATAAATCTTTCGACTTCATCCCATAACCATCTTTCATCTTTAACTCCTTTCTGGTTTCCTGCAACACTTACAGGCTGACACGGAAATCCAGCACTTAATATATCTATTTTAGGTAGATATTTTGTATTTATCTCTTCTACGCTTTTATTTAAAACTAAACTGTTAGGAAAATTTTGTTGCAATATCTTTGTACAAAATTCATCATTGTCTATCTGCCAAGCTACATCTGATACCAGGCCTGATCTAATAAGGCCTAATTCTATACCGCCGATACCAGCAAACATACTTCCTAACTTCATTTACGACCTCTCCAATCCATTAATTTTATTCCAAATATTTTTTCATATTTCATCCATTGTTTTTTATTTAGAGTGATAAAAATATCATTAATTCTAAATTGGTAAAGATAGTAGCTTTTAGTTGTAGTTTTCAATTCTTTCCTTTGCTATCCTAGAATATTTTTCTTGTATTTCTATTCCTATAAAATTTCTATTAGTGTTTAGACAAGCAACGCCAGTAGATCCTGATCCCATTGTAAAATCTAGCACTGTTTGATCTTCAAGCGTATAAGTTTCTATTAAATATTCTAATAAAGCAACTGGTTTTTGTGTTGGGTGATATGATTTCTGATTTTTCTTTTGGTTATCTCTTGGGAAGTAAAGCATGTTGTGTTTTGTTCTGTGTGTGTAAGTCACATACTTTCTACGGCCATTTTCTAAATTCTTTTTAGCAGTGGAAAAACTTTCGCCACCAGAAATTGTGCGGACTCTAGTTATAGGCTTTGCTAGTTTTTCCCCCTGCCAATCATAATCAGGTTGTTCTTTATAAAATATAGATATGTTTTCGTTTTTTCTCATAGGTTGTTTTTTACTAAAGGCCTGACCAGTTCCTTTATCTTTTTCCCAGATCCAGTCATATCTATATTCCTCTATGTTAGATAATCTTAAAAAACTACTAAAAGGTTCTAGGCCGAATAAAGCTATTGCTGTTCTGTCTTTTCTAATTCTTTTTATTTCACTCCACATTTCCTCTACTGGTACTTGTTTGTCCCAGTCGTATTGGGTAGTTCCATAAGGAAGATCAGTTAGTATAAAATCAATAGAGTTGTCGTCAATTAATTTCATAATCTCTAAACAGTTTCCGTTATACAGCTTCAATTCGTTCCTTTGCAATATTGTAATAATCCTCTACCAGCTCTATTCCTATAAATGCTCTATTTAGTTTCTTACAAACAACTCCAGTAGTTCCTACACCTAAGAAAGGATCAAGTATTAACTGATTTTCACTTGTAAAGTTTTCTATAAAGTAATGTGCAAGTTGTTCAGGCATAACAGCATTAAAGTCTCCATAGCTTTTTGTTCCTTTTGGTATATCAACAAAGTTTGTTATGAAGTGTGTGTTTGCTTTTACTTTTTTCTTAGAGAAACATAAAATATATTCGACTGAATTAGTCACATAGTATTGTGCTGAACTAGGTGTAGCATTTTTCTTATACCAAATAAAATTTTGTTCTAATAGATCTGCATAATGACCTATTAATTTAAATACTTGTTTTTTGTTTCTAGCATTTGCTTGTATGTTCCAGAAAACATAGTGATCTGTAATTCTTAATAGCTCGTCTATGATTTGTGTACACCAATCAAAATAGTCAGGCCTTTTGTCTTTAAATTGATCGTATTTAGATTTTGCTTTAGAGTCTAATTCTTTGTTAAGGCCTATATTGTAAGGTGGACTTGTAAATGTATGATCTACTGTGTTGTCACCGAGTTCTTTTATAATTTCTAAACAGTCACCGTTATATATCATCAACCTGTTCCCAAGTTCTGGTGCGATCACCAAAATGAGAAAATTGACTATCTTTGTAATATTGCACCTGTTTTAAATTCAATCTTTCTATTATTGCTTCAGGCCTAAAGTCAAAGCATTGAATAAATTTCTCTATACTAGCAGGCCTCTTTTTTTCTGTTCCATTAAAAGCTACACTTAGTTCTATTGGGTGTTCCATACCTATTCCATAGGACAACCTAACTAAGGCCTCTTCGCACATACCATGTTCTACTAAATTGACAGCTAAGTGTCTAGCAGCATAAGCGCCAGATCTGTCAACTTTACTTGGATCTTTACCAGAGAAAGCACCACCACCAACAGGTATTGTAGGTCCGTAGCTATCTACTACTATTTTCCTACCAGTCACTCCTGTGTCTGCTGCTGGTCCACCTTTTGTAAAAGATCCAGATGGATTTACATGAAGTGTAAAATCTGGACCTATTATATTTTCAACTAAGCTAACTAACTTACTTTCGTATTCATTTTTTTCTAATTCTGTTTGTACTGAGATAACTACTGTATATCCGCCATTTTCAGTCACTTGTACTTTTGCGTCTAATCCATAATAATGATTATATTTTTGTAGCTCCCATAGATCCATTTGTATTTCTCTAGCTAAATCAAATTCGTGTGGTAAAAGACTCGCTGTTTTATTTGTAGCAAATCCAATCATAATACCCTGATCTCCTGCACCCTTTTTATCTACAACTGCATCTCTAATTTCTATACTTTGTGGTGATATATTTTCACTAAGAGTATATTTACTAAGATCAAATTCTTTATGACTGTTTCTTATGTTTTTTTCTAAAACATCTTTGACTAGATAAGGTATTGTTTCTTTTATTGCGATATAGGTGTTTTCTGTCATTTCGCCACCCAACACAACTAATCCACCACTTTCATTACCAGTAATTAATGTTTCTATTGCTACTTTACAATCTGGATTTTCTACTAAAGCTCTGTCTAATATTCTGTCAGATATTTGATCAGCTATCTTATCTGGGTGTCCAGGGGACACAAATTCTGCTGTTTTCATTTACTTAACCTTTCCATAATGATTTGTTTTGGTAAAAAGTTCCAACAGTAGTAGGAACTAGAAAAAGTAGGGCTACCCATACTCTTACCATCTTTAAAATATTGTATACGCTTATCAAACATAAGTAGTTCTAAATCACGATTTTCAAATAAATACTTAGGTGCGGAGTCATTTAGCCAAGTATTAGACATAAGCAGTGCAAAAGGTTTATTAAAAAATAAAGCTCTTTCAAATATTTGTCTTTTATTGGTAAATGGTGGATTACTTACAATAATGTCCCAATGTTCGTCAGGTTCATAGATATAGAAGTCTTGTCCATCAAAAATGTGTGAATTTATAACTTTATTGCGTTCCTGGATCTTTTTTACAAAAAAACTGTGTTCTTGATCAAAAGGACACCAAACTACTGCATTTTCAGGAATATATTTTAAAATTGGTTGAACTGCGTATTCTGGGGTATAACACTCGTCATTTTTACCTTTTGAGTATAAAACTTTATTACTTTCTAACCCCCAGCGATCAGTTGACTTCATTTCCCCAGCTATCCCATCCTTCGGCTGTTTCTCTTGCGAATAATTCTATTCTAGGAAGATCTCCACAAAGTTCAATGATATCGTTCCTAATTCTGTCAGGTTTCTTACTGTGTCTTGATCGTGGTTCAATTACTAATTCTTTTACAGCTTTAGAAACTCTGCTTGGTTTTCCTTTTGTAGCTAATAAACATAATTCTGGATTACCTCTTGTCCAATAACCTAAACCAGTAAAGAATCCTTCTGACTTAATATTTTTCTTTATCCAGTTAAAAGCTACTGTTTTATAAGTAAATCCCCAACTGTCAATTACTTCAAAGGCCTGTGGTAATGAGTGGTTAACTACCCAAAGAAATAAAACACAATTAGTATCTGCAATATCGTTTACTGGTAATGATTTTATCCAGTTAAGATCTTGTGTTTCGTAATGTTGGTTAGGATTTCGTCCCTCGCCTTTTTTACTAAAGTTCTTAAAACTCCAGGGTGGATCTGCATAAATTATGTTGTATTTATTATTTGGGAACTCCATAAATAAATTATAGAAATATTACAACTTAAAATCAAGTTATGCTAAATTATATATATAACGAGAAAGTCAATCTGTACTTCTGTACAAGACTGATCCTTTTTTGTTCGATACTGATCAGAGGCCTCACGCAAGTGAGGTCTTTGTGATTCTAGCTCGAATAACGGATTTCAAAGACGATTGGCTTATCACTGTCGTCTTTTTCTTTATGTTCTCGTCTTGACCAATCTTTAGGGTTAGATCTCTCTAAAAACCATGCACTAGCCTGCCAAACACCATTACTAGCTGCGTCTGTAATTACTGCTAAATGCGAAATTTCGCCATCAACTTTTGCTTTTTTTATAGACTCCCAAAACTCCCATAAATTTAAATCATCAGCGTTTTTTATGAGATCTGGATCACCACCGCAGGCCTCATCTATCTTTTGCGCCTCTTGTTGCCACCTATAAAAGGTAGTTTCAGAGATCCCTGCAAATGTAGCTGCTTTAGAATTAGCAAGTCCTAATTTAAGTGCTTTGTCTAATTTCCCAATAGTATCAGTATTTAATTTACTAGGCCTACCAGTTGGTTTTCCTAATACTTCAACTTTTTCCTCTATTTCATCAATTTCGGCTGAATTTTCAACGATTTCGACTTCTTGAACCTTATCGTCGACTGTAAATTCTGTATCCGCCAGCTTTATATCGTCTATACCTAGATCATCTAGCGCTATTGGAT